TCCTTGAGTACCTGTTGCGGGGCTTGCTCGCGCAGTTGCTGCAACCAGCCTTTGTTTACGTCCTGCAGCTTCGGATTGGCGGCGAGATCGGTTTGTGTTGCCGCGTGCGTACCGTGGAAACCGATGACGATACGGTCCTGGGCGATACGCTTCTGCACTGCGGCGGAATAGCGATCCTTGAAGTCGGGAAACTTCGCCCAGGCATCGATCTTGGCGTAAGGCAGTCCCACATCGGACTGAGTGTCGCTCAGTTCATAAGTGGTGTTTTCCAGCGCCGACGCGTCCTTGGCCTCGCGGTCAGTGGTCTTGGTGTTGGTCCGACCCGTTACTGGGCCATTCACACCGATGAACACTTTTTCGCCCTTGATCTCGGTGACTGGGACGACGTTAATGCGCTCCAGGAAATCGGCCTTAGCGGTGATCGAGTCGTTCAGCTCCTGAGCGATCGACGGATCAACGCTGAACATCTGGCTGGCTTGCTCGACGCCATACGACTCAGCGATCGCTGCTTGCAGCCCGGCATACTGCTTGGCGCCATTGGCGCTCAGTGGCTGAGCCATTTCAGAGCACCTTCTTTTTGGTGGTGGTTACAGGGCCGGCATTGCGCGGCAGTTGGCGACCGGTAGCAGTGTTCTGCAGCGCGGTGAACTGCTTCTGCAGAGCGGCCATGCTGGCCAACAGCGCCTTGTTCGTGGCACCGCCGTTGCGGTTGAACTCACGTTCTTCCTCGGCGGTGGTAACGATGTCGTCGACGGCGGCTTGCACGTCATCGATCGGGGCGTCATCGGGCTCAGGGGCCTCTTCCGCGACAGGCTCAATCACAGCTTGAATGCCAGCAGCGACAATCAGCAGTTGAGCCAGCAGGGCTTTCAAAGCCGTTGCTGTAGCTTCATCCATTGGGGGTTTGCTCTCGGTTGGGGTGGTAGGTTCGGCGGGCTCGCTGGCCGTGGCGAAGCGCTTGAACAGGCCGGTCAGCAAGCCGATCAGCTTGCCGACTTCGCCCTGCGGTTCCTCTTCGAACGACCCCAGCTCAACGGAAGCGGCGTAGAAGGCGTTCTTGTGGGTTTTCTTGGAGAAGTAGAGTTCCTGAGTGCCAAGGCTTGCGGGTTCATCAGTCACGCCCAGGCCGGTCAGGTAGGCTTTGCCGCTGCCGGCGAAGTTCGGAGTGATCTCGATGCTGCTGAACAGCTTCTGGCCCTGGTCATTCAGGTACAGCAGCCGATCGTTGGGCTTGAGCTGGGCTTCCAGCGCGATCTGCCCTTCTTCCAGGTCATCGCTCTCTTCCACCAGGCGCACAGCGAATACGGTGCCGTGGGAGCCGCTCCAGCGTTCGTGGTCACACCAGATCACCGCCGTGTATTTCGAAGGTTTGTAGGTTTCGGCGATATCGCGCAGTTCCTGGGGAAGGATCTCGCGACCATCGGCGGTGGTGCCGCTGGTGGCGACACGTTTCCAGTACGAAACAAGGGAACGGGGCATGGGTGATAACTGCGCTCAATCGGTGATTTGAGACGCCACGATAGGGAGCCGTTTGCCCTCAAACAAACGGTTCAACTGCGCGTTCCTCCTAAATCCACGATGTAGGTGGATCGCGGAATTTAACCTCGCGTTTGCCGCGTTTTCGCCGCATAGACTGCGGCCCATGTACTACTCGACCGAAGTTAAAGAAGCCGCCAAACGCCTGTTTCTGCGCCGCTGCAAGGCCAAGGAAATTCAGGCGCAACTCAACCTGCCCAACATCCGGATCGTCTACTACTGGATCCGCCAGGGCGGGTGGGAAGACATGCTGTCGGATGAGGAGCCGCTGACTGCCGTCGGCCGGCGTATCACCCTGCTCTTGGACAAGGTCGGCAGTCTGTCAAAGGACGACTTGAACGAACTGGATCGGTTGACCTCTGTTCGGGAGCGGCTGCTCAAGCAAGCAGCCAAACCGGCGCCGGCGGCGGCACCTTTCAATGACGATCCGAGCGAACCCCAGGAACCGCGCCAGCGCCCGCGTGGCGAGCGATCCGGTCGTGGCGAGGGTGGCGGCAAGAAAAAGGAAAAGAAGCCCAAGAACGACATAAGCGGCCTGACCGAAGTCGACTTCCTGGATAAGTTCATCAGCAAGATGTACGGCTACCAGCAGGAGCTGTTCGCGGCCAAGCAAAACCCGCTGACATGCCGTATCCGGAATATCCTCAAAAGCCGCCAGGTCGGCCTGACCTATTACTTCGCCGGCGAAGCGTTCATGGATGCGGTATTGAGCGGCGACAACCAGGTGTTCCTGTCGGCCAGCCGATCGCAGTCAGAAATCTTCCGCAGCTACATCATCCAGTTTGCCAAGCAATGGTTCGATATCGAGCTGACCGGTAACCCTATCGTGCTCAGCAACGGGGCCGAACTGCGCTTTCTCAGCACCAACAGCAGCACCGCTCAGGGCTATCACGGGCACGTCTACGTCGACGAATACTTCTGGATCCGCGACTTCGAGAAGCTGAGCACCGTGGCCAGTGCGATGGGCACCCACAAGAAGTGGCGCAAAACCTATTTTTCGACGCCCAGCGCCGTGTCGCACCAGGCGTATCCCTTCTGGTCCGGCGAGGAGTTCCGCAACAGCAAGCGCGGGAAAAAGGCCGGCGGCACCTGGCCGGTGGAATCGGCCTACACGCAGGGCGCGCTGTGTCCGGACGGCCAATGGCGCAAGACCATCACCATTCAGGACGCGATCGACGGCGGTTGTGATCTGTTCGACCTCGAGCAGCTGCAGCTGGAGTACGACGAGGACAAGTTTCAGCAGCTGTTCTACTGCAAGTTCATAGACAGCACACAGAGCGCGTTCGGACTCAAGGACCTGGAGCGCTGCTACTCCGATCTGTCGCTGTGGGAAGACTACAACCCGGAACTGGATCGCCCATTTGGCAACAGCCCCGTCTGGCTCGGTTACGACCCGAGCCGCACCCGCGACGATGCCACCTGCGTGGTCGTGGCCCCGCCGCTCGAACCCGGGGCGAAATTCCGCATCCTGGAAAAACACAGCTGGCGCGGCCATTCGTTCACCTACCAGGCCGCCCAGGTCAAGAAGCTCACCGAGCGTTTCAACGTCCAGCACATCGGCATCGATGTCACCGGTGTCGGTTACGGCGTATTCGACCTGGTCCGCGATTTCTACGCGAAGGCCACGCCGATCCATTACAGCCTCGAGGCGAAAAACGCCCTGGTGCTCAAGGCCCAGGACACGATCCAGGGCAGCCGCATCGAATGGGATGCCGGCTGGACCGATATCGCCCAGGCCTTCCTGACCATCAAGCGCGGCACCACCAACAGCGGCCAGGTTACCTACAGCGCCTCGCGCACCGACGCCACCGGCCACGCCGACATCGCCTGGGCGGTCATGCACGCCCTGGCCAATGAACCCTTGAACACCAACAAGCGGCGCCGTAGCCGCTACGTCACGAGTGGAAACAATGCCCAAGCCTCGACACAAAAACCGTCCGGTCAGCCAGCAGGTGCGACAGCAACAGCCCATGCGGGCATTCACGTTCGGCGAGCCCGAGCAGGTGTTGTCGGGGAACATCGGCGAGTACGTGGGAGTGTTCCCCAGCGACGACGGCGAGATATTCAAACCGCCGGTGTCGCGCACGGGGCTGGCCAAGCTGCTGCGCGCCAACGCGCACCACGGCGCCATCCCGAAGTTCAAACGCAACCTGCTGCTGCGTGAGTTCATGCCTTCGGCCGGCTGCAGCGCTCGGACGATGGGCTGTGCGGGTCTGGACTACATGGTGTTCGGCGATGCGTTCTTCTACCGCGACACCAACGCCTTCGGCCAGGTCCTGGAGCTGCAGCACCTGGCGGCAATCAACATGCGGGTGAAGGTCGACGGCGGTTTCAGGATGCTGCTGCCCGACAACAAGTTCATCGATTTCGACCAGGACGAGATCGAGCACGTCATGGACTACGACGTCGAGCAAACCATTTATGGCATCCCGGACTATCTGGGCGGCCTGCAGGCGCTGTTGCTCAACGAAGCGGCAACGCTGTTCCGCCGGCGCTACTACAGCAACGGCGCTCACGCCGGTTACATCTTCTACACCAACGACCCGGACCTGACCGAAGAAGACGAAGAGAACCTGCGTGCCCAGATCAGCGCCAGCAAGGGCGTGGGCAACTTCCGCTCGATGTTCGTCAACATCCCCAACGGCAAGGAGAACGCGATTCAGATTATTCCAGTGGGGGATTTCCAGGCCAAGGACGAGCTGGAGAAGGTCAAGAACATCACCCGCAACGACGTGATTGCCGCCTGGCGCATGAACCCTGCGCTGGCCGGCATCATCCCGGAAAACAGCGCTGGTTTTGGCGATATCGAAAAGATCGATCGCGTCTACACCAGCAACGAGATCCGGCCGATCTGCCAACTGTTTGACCAGGTCAATGAGGTGTTGCGCCAAGACAGGCGAATTAACTGGCGAGAGGCACCAGAAGCAGTTGATTAATCTACATCCAGTGCTTAGCTAAGAGATTACCACTACATATTGTGGCACTATGGTGGCGATTAGCTGCCCTGGGGAGGGACACAATGCGAGTCGTATGCAAATGCGGACACAAGGGACGGATCGCTTCGCGAGAGGAGCTTTCCGTGGATTTTGCGAAGCTCTACTGCCAATGCCTGGATGCGAAGTGTGGGCACACGTGGGTTGCGAATCTGACGTTTTCGCACACCTTGAGCCCTTCGGCACAGTCATTTGAAAGGTTGTTGTTTGATCACTTGCGGGGCATGCCTATCGCTCAGCAGCGGGAGCTGTTCGAGCAGCTGGGTTCACAAGCGGTGGCATAGCGACAGATCGCCGACGCTACAGAGTGTCGGCGACAAGGCACAGCGAAGGCTTTGAATCTGAGTATCAACCGGTAACAGGTTTTTCAGGATGGGCAGTCAGAAGTTCTGAAAGTCGCCCAAGTTGACGTCGTTCCTGATCACTCATTTGCCGGTACAGAGCGATAAGCCGACGCTCTAGATTCGTCAGAACAAGCCATTCCAGCTCAGTGGCGCCAATACAGACCTGCTCAAATTTCGTGCGATCCAACATGCGTTCTACTCCATAAAGTGCATTGCTGAATCGGCGTTATCGGGGCGGAATTTGAGTTTGGAACGGAGGGACGACGAATGTCGTACACGCTTTGTTGCTGCTTATTGCGATCCTTTGACTGCATCGTCGGCCATGGCTCGGAGGAAACGGCGGATAGCTTTTTGATCATCCTCCGAAATGCTTCTGAACTGATTTATCAGTTCGACTTCGTCAGCGGTGAACATTTGCCCGAGCGGTGTCGACCGACGTCCAGTCAGTACGAAAGCCGCGTCCGCCCCACACTCCTCAAGTGCCGACACATACCGAAGGTCGAGCGAGTTCGCCCCCAGCTCGTAGTTCTTCTGAGTTCCACGGCTGACCCCTAATAGCACCCCGAAATCTGTTTGATTAAGCCCTAAGCGCTCGCGCTCTTCCCTCAGGCGTTCCCCGACACGTTCCGCTATGAGCATTTTTTTATTCACCACCATTGACTTGGTCATTTTTTTGACCAAGAATCACCACAGACAAACGCAAACAAACACAACTAAACAGAGTGAACACTATGCCCGCCACCGTTACGCCCGAGCAAGCCCGAGCGGATCTGGATCACAAAGGAATGAGCATTGCTGAATTCAGTCGCAAGCACGGACTGAACAAAAATTTAGTCAGCGACCTGTTGAACGGTCGGATCAAAGGTCGCCGTGGGGAGGCACATCGCGCCGCCGTGCTTCTCGGTATCAAAGACGGCGTGATCGAACAGTAATGGCACTGAGCCACAGGGAGTAGCAGAAGATGAAGAACACCGTTCTAAAGACTCGGCGCCAGGTAGTCAGTGCAATTATTTGCACCTATCCAGGCGGACGCGAATGCGCTGCAGCTCGCATCGGTTTGGGGCTGAAAAAGTTCGACAATCACGCCTATGAAAACAACAACTGCAGGCCACTGACTGACGATCAGATCCACCAGCTCGAACTCGAAGCCGGCACCAC